AGGTATAACTGGAATAACTGCAGTAATTGACAAATCTGAAATTGTAGGAGCTGCCTTTAATTCAAATACTGGTTGTACATATGTTGGAGTTGATCCTGTCACTGTAACACTTGATACAGTAGTTTCTGGTTTAACAGGAGGAGTTGCAGTTATACTTAAATCGCTTATAGCAGAAAGTGTTGATAAAGATAGTACAGGTTTTACATAGCTTGGAGCATCCTCGGTCAATGCAGCCATATCTGAGACACTTAAAATAGGTTGCACAATATCAGAAACACTTGCATTTGTATAAGTAAAACTAGGAGCAGAAGGCGCAGAAGGTGCAACTGTTATTCCTAGTGCATTAGTTTCCGAGAATGACACTGTTCCCATAGAAGGGACCGAAGGAGGCGTTGCCGTTAATGTTGTACCAGTCTTGGTATAACCCCCTTCTGTTCCAGATAATGTTTTTGTAAAAGTGCCTACTGCATTCTGTAATGATGGAGTAGGACTTGTGAAGCCTGGAGCACTTGGTGTATCTGGCGGCACAGGTGTGAGAGAAAGTTGTGCTAAACCAGAGAAATCTGCCAAGGTAATACTACTAGATGGAGTTGCATATATAGGAGCAGCTCCTGATAATGTCTTAGTAAATGTGCCTACACTATTTTGTAGCGAAGGACTGGGTGTTGAAAAACTTGGAGATGCAGGGCTTACAGGGGCAGATAATGAAATGCTTAAGTCTGCTAGTCCTGAATAAGATGCAAATGTGCTAAAACTTAATGCCGTTGGAGCAGTATAAATAGGTGCCGTTCCTGTAAGAGTAACAGAAGCTATACTTAAAACAGGCACAGCTGGAGCAGAAGCAGATATACTTAAGTTTGCCAATGTCCCGCTAAATCCTGAAAAAGCCTCTAGGGCTGATAGACTTGTTGTCGGTGCTGTATAAGTTGGAGCAGTAGAAAATGCATCCACATCTATTGTGGCTGCTAATGATTGCGTTGCAATTGTATAAGCTATTGTCGCATCTGACATGCTTCCAGAAGAACTAAATGAAATTGCAGAGATACTTGGAACTGCAGGGGCCGTAGGCATATCTAGAAAGACTGGATCTACAGGCAATTCCTTGGCTGCTAATGCTGTCTGCATTAATTTTAAGCCAGCATAAGTAATAACAAGAGGTGTTTTCTGACTTGGAAAATTAGCTATAGCAGAATCGGAATGAATTACTGTAGGAGCATTCTGTACATAATAAACTTTAAATGCATTTGGATCTGCTCCTGGATCTGGAAAAACACTTATCTTTCCATTCTCAAATGCCATAAAAGCAGGATTATATTTAGAAGCATAATGAAGACTATTTGTATCAGCAACTCTCCCCTGCATCCCAGGAGATACTTGTCTACATTCTCTCCAGTCATCATTAACTCCTGCTTCTCTAATAACAGATACAACTTTTGCTCCATTAATATCAAAACCATTACCTGTCTGTTCAGCACTTACTGCTGTAAAATCTAATATATCTTGGGGCTTAATAGCAAGACACCTATTAGTAACGTCCTGTACCCCATCTTGTAGAAACTGCGAAAGCTCATCAGTATCTGATACCGTGAGCGATGTTAAATCTTGTACTTGATCTATAAATGCCATAGTTTAAATTAGCCGTAACCCTCTCCAGAGGAGAGTCAAGAAACCACTGAAGAGGGCTTTAGCTTTGATTTGCTTATACCTTAGTTACACACTAGCCAAGGCTACAGATCCAACGTTCTCTATAATAGAACCTACTCCGTCACTATTAAAATAACAACAAATAAACTCTTTTGGAGCATTTAATGTTATCTTATTATTAGTTCCGTCCCATGTTCCACTAGATAGAACAAACGTATGAGCGTCTGTGCCAGCCGAACTGTTATCGTACACAGTCACGAACTGACCAGCCCAATCTTCGCCTCTTGCACCAGTAAGTGCTATAACACCAGCACCTGCGCCTGCTATCTCTATACATCTAACAACTTTACTATCTACTGTACCAGTAGCAGCATAAGATGAAAGATAAGAACTAACATCAGAGGAACTAGCAACTTCAGAATCAGCTTTATTTTGTCCATATAATGGATTAGCCATTTGTCATACCTCCTTATGAGTTAGTCCAGATAGCGTGAGCTTCAGGCATTGACCATTCCATACCAGCTTCGGTAAGAATTTGATCAACTCTGCGGTCCACACCACTGTTTTCTAGGGTTTGCACGCCAACATAGATTGAAGTGTCACGATTGATACCATTACCAGCCAATGGACGATAAGAACAATTCTTCATGTTAATACCAAGAAGAGCAACATTAGTGCCATCTAGGTGTACATTGCGAACCAAGTTCATATCACCATATACAGTTGATATTGTTGTAGTATCAAGACCGAGAACCTTCTTTCTACCTGTAACTGCCAAATCAGCTCTGGATACATTACCAGAATTGCCTGAATCAGGATCTGGTGAAGAATTTCCTGAACCAGGAATCACCATACCCATATTGTTAGCAAAATAACCACTGAGTTTATGTAGCCAGTTGTATACTGCTGTAGAACAGAAGAATACAGTTGCTTTGGAGTTATTGTAGCGTGGGTCTAAGTAACTTGACATATCATCCAGAAACTGATCCTGGGTTTTAGTAGCTACTGGCAAGGTAAATAAATTACCATTGTTTATAATCCAGTCTACTGCACCCTGAGTAGTTCTGTATGTGTCATTTTGAGATCCAAACAGAAGACTCTGTTCAATATCCCACTTATGTTCAATCAGTTTTTCCTTCCATATGCGAGCCCATTCATTTCCTTGATACTTCAGTACGGTAGCACGATCTGTGTTATCCATAACCATTGAAGTCTTCCAGATTTGAGTTTGCCCATAGCCAGTTGAAAAAGGTTGATCTTTCCAAGTTTCTGGATAACCAGTTCCTTTATCAAATGAGGATCCAATTACATATGAACGTGCTTGTTCTAACACACTCGAAATTGAACTCGCAGCTACAGAATCACCACCGAAACTAGCAGGAACAGTTAAAGAATCCTGGCCTGTGCCAGCATCCTTAACCACATTACCTTCTAATTCGATCATGTCACACTGATTAGCGCCAGTAGCACCAGTAGTGGCAGTACCAGCAGCAGCTATAGCAGTCACCTTTGTAATCTTGATAACGGCATAATCAGCAGCTGCAGAGGCAGCTAAACTACCTGGAACTGCGGCAGCAGTGTTGATTTTGATCAATTGACCAGGAAGATAAAATCCAGGTGCAGTACCATCGGCACCAACCGTAATCTCACCTGTTGTTTGACCAAAGATATTCTGTATGTTACCTGAGGAATTATAATCTGTAGCCATTCTAATTTTAAATGTAGCAAAATTAGCAGCTGTTAAATCATCTCCCAAGGCTGCGGTTTCTACCCATGCTGAACTTGTGTTATACACAGCAACAGGGTAGGCATACCTCTTGTTCCAAGAGCCTCTACGTTCAGTAAATTTGAACTGAGGATCATCAGTCGGCTTTTTAGCCGCCATTGAAACAAAGCGAAAGAAAGGATCCTGGCTTAGGGACAGTTCAGATACACGATCACCGAAATTAAACTTTCTTCTCAGATCACCAGTATCTAACTGACTTCCATCAGAACCAGGACTTGCAACGTCTGCGAAGGAGCCAATATTATTGCCACCTCCATATAATACGTCAGCCATTGTCCTTACTCCTTATGTTATTGTAAGAGAAGGCAAAAGCTGTAAAAGCTTTTGTGTTACCCTACTCGAACAGGTTGTCTAAATTCCCATCAAGATCCCTTAACGTATTGAAGACCATGTCATCAGGACGTTCTTCTTTGGAACCTTGCGAGTTTGCTCCACTGGCACTTGTAGGTATGTTTCTAACCGTTTTCATCTGAGTGAGCATATCCTGTTTAGTAGAATTAGCAGTATTAGCGGCTGTTTGTTGTTTATTTAAAAGATAATGTATATCTTCTAAAGTAAGTATGTGCTCTTTTGCAGCGCCAACAAACTTCTCATATTCTGCATCAGTCATATTATGAGCTGCGCGGAACTTCTGCTCTTCATCTTGCCGAGATATTTCGGCTTGAGTTTTAGCAGCACGTTCCTTTTCAGCGCCTATCATTTGACCAACTCTTGCTTGAACCATACGGTCCACATGCGCATTCATGAGCTTTGCTGAGTCTGAATTTCCATCAGACATTGCTTCCTGAGCATCAAAAACAAAATCTTCTCCCAATCCTAGTCTATCTTGGATTGTAGCAGAAGGCTTTCCACCACCCTTCAGATAATCACGAACATGGTCTACAAGACCACTGTCATTTTTCATTGCGTCAAGAACAGGAATAAAGGGTTTCAATTCAGACATCTCACCGTGTAAACGCTGAGCTTCTCTAGTTGAATCTTTATATCGTTGCTCCCAATCTACCTGTGTCTCGCTTTTGGAGCCGTCCTCGCTTTGGGTGTGGGTTACCTGTTCGGGGCCACTTTGTTGAGGAGGGGTTACCTCAGAGATTGGTGTCTCATCTTGTATAGCGCCATTGACACCAGTTTCAAGCGCTTCAAAGAAATCATCTCCTTTAGAGCCAAAAACTGCATCTTCTACAGGTTCTGGGTTACTTTGGGTTGTTTCTTCCATTTTTTCTCCTTATTTAAGAGTCTATAAACTTATAATACATTAAATACATTAATGCAAGAAGTTTTTTAATCTTTTTTCACATTATTTTGCGCAACTCGCTGAACCGCAAGATCCATCTTTTCAGAAGCAACAGAAGCTTCATTCTTCATTACATTACGTAAAAGTTTCTGCTGTGCCTCAGTTTCAAGAAGAGCTGACTGTCTAGATCCTCGTTCATCTTGCTTCTGTTTTTCCATCTCCATTTCACCTTGCATAATTTTCCCTTTGATACCAGCTTGTACCAATTGACGCTCTAGAGTTTCTATAGTTCCAGCCTGATCCTTTATCTGCTCGTCCATTTGTCCTATCTGTCCTTGCATCTGAGCATACATACTCTTTCTCTTTGCTATACCTTCCTTATTCCTGAGATCAGTTTCAGCAAGAACTGCAATATCATCTACAACTCCTAAATGCATTAATTGTTTTAGTTCCTCTAAATATGCCCATCTATTTACTGGCAATGTAGAGCCTGCCACTATCATGACATCAAATTTAGCTGAAGCAAAATCCATTGATTTTCCTATAGCCTCACCCATATCATTATAAAGAGGAATATTAATTTCAGTCTCCCTTTGTTCTTGTATAGCTGAAGGTTGTACAATCCTAAACCTCTTGTTTGCTGTATATACAGCTTGAGAAAATTGCATTACTAATCTCCCTAATTGACGAAGAGCAGGCTCAATAGAATGTTGCATCCATTGTTTTATTCTTCTAGTTCCATATTCATCTAATGCCAACATACCTCTAAAGGTCTCATGCTGACTGTCTGTATCTCCTTGCATTGCTGCATATATACCTGCTAAATATTCCATATCAGTTTTACCTTCTTGTACTATTGTAAAGAAGGCATTAGAAAGTGGCGCTGGAGGCACTGCGGTTGGAGGAGTAGCACCAGGCCTAACTGGTAACAGAGCACCAGGAGAAGAAGAATACTTCTCCCAGTAATCCATGTCTATAGACCCTTCTTCATGCATCCAGCGCAATGAGCTACCAAGAGATGCATTATGCACCATAATCTGATGTGATTTATTTAATTCTCTCTGCTTCCCCACAAGAGGAGATACAGCACTCATTGGAAAAGGTGTCCCAGTCCATTTATAATGAAATG